TTATGTTTCGGGGCGTGAGTTTTTTAACGTTTTCATGACAGTAGCTGTTGCGACTCTCAGGATCCGAGCGGTGTCACGAATTCCCCCATTGTTCATCGCTATGTCGACAATCTGCTCTTTAACGCCGGGTTTGCAGGCTTGATAAGTGTATTCCAACTGAAAAACCTTACAGCAGGTATAGCAACGATAACGAGGATGTCCGCCATTCCCTTTTCCATGTCCTTTGACATGTTCTGATTTGTGACAATAACGGCAATAGACGTCAACTTTGGCCATGCTTTACCCTTAAAAGGCGGGAAGCATATCACAACAACTAACTATTTAATACATGACCGTTCTTTTTCGTATTATTGATAACTCAAGATATAATCCCAGAAATGCACTAATGGTAAAATTATGTCTGTTATTTGGGTGCCGTGTGGGTGAATTACTGAAAGCCAAAGTTAATGATTTCGATTATGAAAAAAATATTTGGATCGTCCCTCCTGCAAATCATAAAACAGGGAGAAGCTCTAAAAAACCTATCGTTAGACCCATTATTCCAGCGGCTAAGGAGTTAATAGAGCAAGTAAAAAGATTAAACTATGGTAGTGAATATTTATTTGTTACGTTTGAAAAAAAGCCGTTTTCTAAATCTGGGCATACTAAATTGATCGAAAGACTTAACAAAGAAATGTCCAAATACTTTGATGATTCTTACACCTTCTGGTCAATCCATGATTTGCGCAGAACCATGAGGACAGGTGTGTCTGAATTAACGCCGCCTCATGTAGCTGAGATTATGATAGGGCATAAATTACCGGGCATATGGCAGGTGTACGACAAGCACACCTACCTAAATGAGCAGAGAGAGGCATATGAACTTTGGTGGAATAAGGTAACTAAAATTGTTTCCCGTTCTCCCAATTCTCAACATCTTGCCTAGCGAAATGGAGTTCTCTGCCTTTAAATCTGGGTTTGGGGAAACCGTCTTTTTTCTGTTTCCCATTCCCGCACCATGTTCGGATGGTATTGGGTTTAACCCGTAATTTTTTAGCCAATTCACTGGTGGTAATATATTCAGACTCTTCCATCACGCACCTCCTTTCTGATACCTGTTCTTCAAAACTATTTTAGCTACACTCGCCAGAGTGACAGTGTCACTCCATGTCGCTTCAAAAATAAGCTTCGTTCTTTTCATCCTTTGCTAGCTGGTGGCGTAACTCATCAAATCGTCCAACCATGTGATCGAGAGACGGCAGAGCATTAATCCCGATGTTTGATTTTCCCGATTTGAAATCGATAAATGCCTGGTTCACATCAAGCTGAAAATCCGGTCGAATCCATCCCGCGTAAGAAACAGCTATCAGCTCGTGAGCGTAAGTACCCGGTGAAGTACCTCCGTGAGCGGAATCGACGGCTTTCTGAGCAGACGCCAAATCTGGCGTTTGAATACTTTTCAGTAACTTAGCCTCCAGTTCTGCAATCAGTTCCTTTGCATACTTGCTTCTGAGCCATCTGTTTGGTGCTTTTTCTTCACCCTCACCACTGGCCTTGTGTAATGTGTTCAGGTTGTAGCGCCCGAATTCATCAAGGGGAATTTCAACACCGACAACCACGGGTAATAGTTTGCCTTTCATTATTTTTTGCCTCGCTTATTGCGGTCTTTGCCTGCCGTCTTCATCGGTGTTAACTTCACTTCAGCCACTTTGGGTGCGGGTGGCAGAGGAGGGCTGATGCCCTCATGAATGTAAAAGTTACGTCTCATGTGGTGGATAATCCGCTGCGTGTGATCCCTGCCGGCGTCAATGTGGAATGTGGCCTTAACAAGCACATCATCAATGTCTGCCCGCTGGCGGTGTCTCTTAGTCACGGTCTGCCTCCCTGCAAATGGTTTTGTAAGCCCGCATCATGTGATTGGCTTTGCCTGTGATCACCGTTCTTCTGAAAAACACCCCGGAAGAAGCAGCCCGAACAGGTGTGGCCAACAGGGCAGCATCAACACAACGATTGTGTGTGCGGCGTTCTGTAATAAAGCTGGCAAGGATGATTTGTGCTGTGCTGCCTTTATCCTGATATTCGATTTTCATAGCGTTTCCCTTACACCCGGCATGGCATGACAACAAACTGAGGGTTGCCATAACGCTGATTGATGTTGTCGCCAAACTTCATTAAGCAGGCAGAGGACGTGGCAATTCTCTGTCATATCTAATCCTGATATTCCGTACAAACACGAGCTACGCCCCGATCTGCCTAAAGTATTTCCACCGCCCACAGAGGTAAGTGCTCATGAATAACTTTCAGGCAATTACGGTCTATGCACTGGCGCTGGTGGTGCTTCCGATATGGGGAGCGTGGTTGTTGTTGGGTGTTCTGTGATGGCGACTTTTCGTGATTTTAGCAACGTAGTGATGCCCGAAGTTTATCAGCCGGGCGATGCAGAATGGATTAAAGAGATTCTGTCAGCCATGAAACCAACCATGAGGGAGTATGCGAGGGATAAATACGCCTATGTCTACAAAGTTCGGCGGGATGAAGATCCTGTGCCACACAGCAGGGATAACACAGGGGCTACAGCCGCCAACACATGGCTCAGGCTGTTTTTCAAAAAGAATTACAGATCGATGAAGGGTTACACAGAACAGCCGATGGAGGTATCGACACAGTGAGCGGTTCAGTTTTGAGGTTGTACCCGCTAGAGAGTACACCCATGTATCAGTTTGATAGTACATGGGGAAGAGGGGAAAACTTTCTAGGGGGTTTGGGGGTGATCTTTGAAAGGGGTGTTAGGGAAGGCACAGCCAAGAGGAAGAACTCAGATCTTAATATAGATCACTGTAGGGGTTACAAAATGGGACAGGTGGCTAGACGTCCAAATGGGAATAAGAAAAAGGCTTGTCCTCTGGCAGTGGAAATTATTCAAGTGAGGGTATCAATGTTAACTGAGAAGGGAAATGTAAGAGGGTGCAAGAAACCGAACAGCGAAACTTTGGTAGGTAAGACTGATTCGGTTCTTGCAATCGGTAATACAGATGCGGTTACCGAGACAAAGTATCGCACGGTTACTATAAAAAATAAACAGGGGGCGAAAGGATGCTGAAAATTACCCCTAACTTTGCACAGGAACGCGCCTTAAACATGCTGCGTCAGGAGTGGAAGAATTTTAATTCGTTCATGGTCTACGCCCCCACAGGTGCGGGCAAAACTGGGTTATCTGCCTTCATCACGAGGGGCTTTGTATCCAAGGGGATGAAGGTCATGATGATCTGCCCATACCTTGTTCTGATAAATCAGACTGCCCAGCGCTTTATCGAGTACGGCTTACCGGAGGATGAAATCGCGTATATCTGGCGTGACCATCCCAATCAAGACCCGTCAAAGCTGATTCAGATTGCGTCGGCTGACACGCTAATACGCCGTGATTTTCCCGAAAACATTAATCTGCTGGTGATTGATGAAGCGCACCTGAAACGCAAAAAGATACTGGAAGAAATTACCCGGCTGACCTCGGAAACAGACTGTAAGGTGGTAGGGCTGTCGGGTACGCCTTTCTCGCCGTTCTTGGGTCACTACTATCAGAAGCTGATAAAGCCCACCACGATAAAAGAATTAATCCAGCGTGGTGACCTGAGCGCGTATGAGTTTTACGCCCCGACCAAGCCCGATTTAAGCAAGGTGAAGTCTGCCCGCAATGACGACTACGGCAGCGATTACAAGGAAGATGAAATAGCCGAAATCATGTGCGGGGCTGATTTGGTGGGGGATGTGGTCAGTAGCTGGCTTAAGCTGGGCGAAAATCAGCCCACTATCTGCTTCTGTGTCAATGTCAGCCACGCCAACTTTATCACGGTCGAATTCAACCGTGCCGGGATAAATGCTGAGATCATGACCGCTAATACCCCTCAAGATGAACGGGATTTGATCATTCATCAATTTGGGCAGGGTGCGACGAAAATTATCGTCAATGTGGGCGTACTGGTGGCAGGTTTTGACAGTGATGTCCGCTGCATCATTTATGCCCGCCCCACCAAGTCAGAGATCCGTTGGTTACAGTCAATCGGTAACCGCCAAAAGATAATCACCCTTTACTCACGCATGCCGGAACTGAAAGGCACCTCGGCAGAAAAATACCTCCAGCGCCGGGGAATTTACAGCCATCACCCAATTGAGCAAATCCGCTTCTGTGAAAAGCAGCCGACCTATAAGGGGGATTATCAGGCAATGTGGGCACTGGCGACAGATGCACGCGGCCAGTTGTGTTACCTGCACCGAACCTATCTGGACGGGGAGAAAAAAGCCCCGCTGGAAGTCACCAGAAAGATGATGTCACTTCAGGAAGAGACTTATCTTGATCATGCTCAATCCGTGGCGATTCGGATGTTTCCGGTAGCTTCCACGCTGGGCATTGCCGAAGGGATTGAGACCGCCTTGTCCTGTAAGCAGATCTACAAGGTGAATACGTGGTCAACCATGAACGCCGGGCATATGGCGAAATTTATCGCCCCGCGGGGCGTTAAGCACCTCATTATTTTTGCAGATAATGACTGGAGCGCCACCGGGGAAGCGGCAGCCTATGCCTGTGCAAATAAAAATTTACTGGCGAACAACGATATTGAAAAGGTGAGCGTCAGATACCCCGATCTGGGGGATTTTAACGACCTGCTCCAGCAGGGTTGTCAAGCCAGAGAACGGGAATACGTGAAAAAGCAGCGGGAGACAGCATAATGCGTGATATTCAGATGGTATTGGAGCGCTGGGGTGGATGGGCAGCAAGCGGAAATAGCAGCATTAATTATTCACCTATCGCGGCAGGCTTCAAAGGCTTATTGCCTTATACATCAAAATCAAGGCCCTCTTGCTGTGATAATGACGGCATTGCTGTAGATGGCGCTGTAGGTCAATTAATAAAATCAGGTCGTACAGATGAATTTGAGTTAATTGAATTGCACTACATTCACGATATTTCGAAATCAGAAATAGCCAGAAAAAAGAAGTGTTCTGAGGGAAAAATACGGCAAAATCTTATGGTCGCAGAAACCTTTATAGAAACTTGCGGGATATTTAGATGAATATTTCAAGAAGGCAAAACACATTGTCATGGTGACAATGTTATCTTGCGTCTGGTGTTAGAGTGATATCCCTAACCGTCAGCCTCACGAAACGAGGTCAGCTATCAGCACCAAACTTCAAATATACAACTCACTGAATCATGCACTCGACTAACAGACAGATTTTATAATACGCCACCTTATTTTAAGGCGTATTAATTCCGCCAATGGTTATTCAATTGAGATAAAAACCTGACCTAAGTAATATTAACTGGCAATTTAGCAGTAGGATGAAATGACCTTTAACGAATAATAAAGTGAGGGATTTATGTCTGAAGTTAATAAGCCAGAAAATGATAACGCTGACCTCAAGTGTCCGTTTAATCCAGACCAATATAAGATTGATGCTATAGCGGCTCCAGTTGGTACCTCCCCATGGGCGCTGATTCAAGTGTATTTAGGGCATCAGGTGCATCGTAGTGATTGGGATGCACCTGATGAGTACATACATCTTGTTCCCGGCAATGGCAACGATATAGCTCCCAGCATTCAGAAACGCGATAAACATGGCATGTTGACATCTTGGCAGCCAACACAGGAAGATCTGATGGCTTGTGATTGGAGTTTTTTGAAACAAGATGATTGTATGCTGGCGTTTGATCTTAAAATAGGAACAGGAAAATATTCTGATAATGAACTGGATTGGGGATATCTTGCTGACAATGAATCTGCAGTTGGTCCTGCTCACGAAGGTCCTTTTGGCTCGCTGGCTACCCTGAAAAATAACACAGATATTATCAAATTTTCTTATTTCGCATGGCAAGGTAGATCGGATAATTATCGGGGAATTTTGATTGGAGTTTCATCTGGTAGTACTCAAGCAGGTTACCAGAAGATGGTCGAATTATTTGCAAAAGACCTTACTGTTAGTGTTAATGGTGTACCTTATCATCTTGGTAGTAGTACTGCTCTCCAAAATATGGTAGGACAAAAACCATACGAATTTATTGGGCAATATACAAACGATGATGCCCAAAAATTAGGTGCTCTATTGAAACAAAACGTAAATAAAACACTGCATTTTTGCTTTAACTGGAAATAACCCAAATCTACATACTGAATTCAAGGCTGCGCATGGCGTGGCCTTTGTCACATAACTACGAAAAGTCATTTTGTTTGAGATATATACAAGCTAGAGTGTTCATCTGACGCAATTAGGACAGAGGTTGGATGAAACAGTTAGACTTACCACTTATTGCTCGTGAAGAAAATAATGTGGTAATCGCTCAACGTGCATACGATGGATACATTAACGCAACAGCGATGTGTAAAGCTGCGGGTAAGCAGCTTGGGCATTATCTAGAAAATAATATCTCAAAATCATTCCTATTAGAATTGTCTATCGATATCGGAACTAATTCAATTGGTTATGGCATATCGCGCAACCATACAATCATTTAACGCGACAAAAGATTGCATTATTTGACAAAATGGCGCATATTATAAGTGCGCTTCCAAAGGCGTATGCGTCTCACATCGCATGTAATACAAATCCCGCAGAGAGAATACGCAAATGGCTATTAGTATCCGTTTAGATGATGACTTCGTGAGTGATGTAAAAATCCACGCAGAAGCGTCAAGCAGGAGTGTGCCAAAGCAAATCGAGCATTGGGCAAAAATAGGTCGTATCGCCGAAGATAACCCAGATTTACCATACTCCTTTATCCTTGATTCGTTACTAGCGAAAAGCGAAGTCGACAATGGTAAGGTGTCGCGTTATGTCAGAAGGACAAAAAAGTCCCAAGATTGATGTTTATGAAACAAGGCGTTTCTCTAAAGCGTTATCTAAATTACCTGAAAATCTTCTTGCAGTAGTGGAAGATGAGATAGAGAAAATTATCGACGACCCTGAGATTGGCGAACAGAAGAAAGGCGATTTAAGTTTTCTTCGCGTTCACAAATTTCAGTTAAATAACCAGCTAACATTGTTGGGATATCATTGGGTTGAAGAAAAAATAGAACTATACCTGTTGAATTTTGGTTCTCATGAAAATTTCTATCAGGAACAAAAGCGACACAGGAAAGACGATTTAAAGTTTATTAAATAACACATAAGGCCTCGCATTCGCGGGGCTTTTTTGTATCTGGAACTTTGGCGTAGAGGGTTCGCGCGGATGCCTGAAGAGCATTAGGACTCGGTTCGATTCCGAGAGGTTCCACCAAATTTTGCCACCAATCACTCACAGTGATTCTGCATTTTTTGTTGTCTTTTTGTGCTAACAGATTAGAGATGGTTAACTTTTTTCAGTAGTATTGATCGGCTGATTTTCAGCTTAATACTACTGCATGAGGTTAACATGAAGGATGGAATTTACTTTGTTTCTTTCCGAAGTAATGTTCAGGATTTCGGGAGCGGAGCTGTTGTAGTAAGAAATAATGTTATAAATGGTGGCGATTATGTGTGCACATACAGAGGAAGGCTAACTCACAATAGCATCACTCTGACTGTAGAGCAGCATAATAAAGAAGGCACCTCTGCTTTTGGGAATATATCTAAATTCAATCTTCTTTTATCAGTTCAGGAGACAAGTCTTGGCTATTCATTGAATGGTGTCGTTGAAGGAATGTCAGAACTGAAAATTGAAACACAAGCAAAATTCATCGGAGATCTAATTTCATAGTCTCCGACTGACTAAATAAAGGCTGCATGGTGCGGCCTTTTTTGTTGGAGAAAATCATGAAAAAGTTATGTATCGATCTCTGTATAAAGGTTTCCGGTAAAACCAAAGAGCAGCTCGCACTATCTTGGGCATTTCATTACTTTGTGACCCGTTCCAGATTCAAGGCCTATTGGCGTACAGTTTGTGGTTAAAGTTTGCTTTGTCATTAATAGCCTCATGCAGAAGCTTGGCAAAGTATTGTGCTTAAAGGTGGAGTTGCGCCCACCACTTCTTTAGTACTTTCAATTTCCTTTTAACCTACTCACCGGGGCTGACATAACTCACCCCACGGACGCCCATTGTTCTGATGGGGTGGATTATGCGTATGCCAAACAAAGACCCAAGCAGCTTTGTATTGATGAAATGAACGAACTCGATAAGAGGATTGAAAAGTTATCCGATTTCATCGGTGACTCTATCTATAACAAGTTAGAGGAAGTTGACCAATTTCTGCTGGCTGCTCAGTTATCAGCAATGAAGATGTATTCTGAGATTCTGCATAAACGGTTTAGACGATTCTGATTAACTACCAGAAGTTATTGAATACTCAGAAAACACATTGCCACCTCAGAGCCAATGAGACTGGGGTGGCAGGAGCCATCCTGTCTCCTGCTTGATTGTTATTATAAACAGAATTTAGTCGTTTTATCCGGATTTAACACAAGACAGGTAGCTATACACTCTGTATATGCTAAGGGTAATACAGCAAAAGGTAAGCAGACAACAGCATAAGTCTGCATCGAAGCTAAAAGAGTCGTGCCTGCTACTAGGCAAAGAAGAAGATATTTTTTCATAATCATTCTCCACATCTTTTACAACGTTATTATCACAAAAACTGGTAAATCTAATAAACCCATCTTCCCCCAATAACAAGCGAATAATGCTTAACAATTAGTTAACGCCTGAAACTAAAGTCAATATTTCTTTGCCTGCTCCCTGAGTGGTTAAAGGAATACCCAAGCCACCTGTCAGCACGGGCTGATGATGATTCTGGACACTACACGACTTCGCCTGCACAGGAACTCGCTACAGATCTCATCGTTGAGCAAGACGAACAGCCAGCCGCCCCGAAGAAACACAGCCGTGGTCACAATGTTGCGGTATCGAAAGAGGCAGAAAACAGTCCGGTACTGGCCGTCAAATTATTACGTGAGACTGATCTGTCTTCGAAGAAGATTAAGGCGAAGTTACAGAGCGAACCGGAAGCCCTATCAAAGTTCACCGGTAAGTATATGGAAGAGCATGATCCGTCATGGGAGTTTCTGGATGATGAAGAAAAAGCCTTCAAAGCCATGACCTTCTCAATGAATAACAATGATACCAATGGCTACCGCGAAGCGAGGCATCATGCTGTCAACGCACTGAAAAAAATGGTTGAGCCGATGACGGAAGCCGAAATACAGGCCTTGATGGAAAGAACTCGGCAGATGATGAATGAAAGTAACCCAGACACCGTAGACAATGTGGAAGCTCGCAAGCAGGCTGATAAAGACTATCAGGTAGCGATAGCAAAAGCGGCTGAGAAACTGAGTGCGGCCTATGCTAAAACAGGCATCAAGCAGACGGATTACAGTAACTACTGACAGGGGGTAGTATGAGGTCTGACTTACACGCCTTTAGCCACTTACGCCCTGATGCCAACTGTGCCCGTGGTTATACCGGGCGTTATGCTTCATGGCGCTCACCGGATATTCAGCCAGAGCCGCAGGAAGATACCCCCACTGACACACACAGCAATGCCCACTGGATAGCCCGCAGTCAGGAGGCAAAGAACAATCCTGTCTATGCGTTGCGTCTTATCAACAATCACACGCCGTATCAGTCTGCCATCGCAACGCTCAGGGGAGGTTACCGCCATCTTAGCCGGTACACCACACGCAAGATGGAAGCGATCTGTTCAGGCTGGGAACTGTTAGACGGGGAAGATAAGAATCTGGAAGCATTCAACTACAGTCTGAGGGCCAATGATGCGAACGGGTATCAGGCATCATTACGGGCAGCGAATGAGAAGCTGGAACGGTACATTGAGCCGCTGAACTGGGAAGACATCGAAAGACTGGGCAACCATCATGCTTAAACTTTTTGGGTCCTTACCCGAGATCTTATATATCACGGGCATTGCGCGCCGTGGTTTTTCACTAGCTATAAAATTTTGAATTTGTGTCCCATGTCCCACGTCCCAATAAAATGTATTTGTAAATTATTTCAGATAGTTACGTTAAATTCACTTGGGTTTTGTGTCCCACTTTTTATGGGACATGTCCCATCTCAATGTCCCATATGTCCCAATGTCCCATTTCTAGCGAAGGATGTCCCATGTCTACAATGAGTATCAGCAAATACGCGAAGCATGTCGGTGTGAACAGGAAGACCATTACACGCTGGATCGGTGAAAATAAATACATTGTCATCGACGGCAACAAGGTCAATGTTGAAGCCAGTGACCAGAATTTAAAGCAGTACCGCGATAGCCAGGATCTTCGAACACAGAACGCCAAAAAGAACCCCGGCACATTAGACGCAGGGTCATTAGAAACACGCGCTAAGGCGGTCTATGACGAGCTATTGAGTGGCAAGGTGGATGTACGCCCGATAGAAGAATCCCGCGCCATTAAAGAGCACTATCTGGCAGAACTGGTCAAACTGGAGCACAGCATCAAATCCGGTGAGGTTCTGCCGTGGCGGGATATGGTGAACAAAGTCAGGCAGGAATACGCCCGGATGCGCACCCGTCTGATAGCAATAGCCCCTGAACACGGTCCACGGCTCCGGGCTACCGCGTCCAGCTCCACAGATGCCGAATTCGTGGCAGCCTTACAAGAGATTATCTATGAGGCCATGTATGAACTGAGTGTTGATAGTCAGTCCTCTCTGGCGTGATAAGGGCGATATGCCTGCCAGTAAGAAGCAGTCCATACACACCACACAGCCAATGGGAGGGCTTGAAATTAAGCGGTTCCCGTAAATCCCTATGCGCTTAGTCTTAATGCTATAACCCTTTGAATTTACTTATTTCCGGCAGAAAACCAGAATTCCGACTCTGAGCAGGAATTGAGGAATATCAATCGGTTAAAAGGGCTTTGAAATCCCATTTATCGTAACCTATTGATATTCCTTATTTCTGTCCCTGTAACAGAATTACTTAAAATCAATCAATTAGATAAATGGGAGAATTATCCCTTTTTAACCCCTTGATATTCTCAATAATCACCATTGGTGGAAGTTGAATAACCCTTGATATTCCTTATGCACACCCATCATTGGTGGGTGGGATTACGATCAGCGAGTTATCTAAAAGCGGGATTTCCCAACTTTAACTCCTGCATGGTGTAGGTTTAGATGTCAGCTCATCCTACATATTAAAAAGATGAATAGTATCTTTCTAATGACTAATGTTTGTCTTCCCGCTATTTGATATCTTTACTCCAAAATTACAACAATCCATGTGCTTATATTAAGGTGTTTTATTTTTCTGCTAGTTTTAAAAAATATTTTTATAAAGTTATTTGTTAGGGGCCATTTTTTACTTATTAGAATAAATTTGTTTATTATATAAATCGACATGGTTGATGTTGATTTTGAGGGTGGCGTGTTTTTTAAAAAAATTAATCTTTATGGAAATTCCATTGTCATAATATATGTGAGTTTTAGGTGCAATCAATAATGAAACGATAAATATAAGATGCGCAGGAGAGAAAATATGAAAATAAGAGATAATAATTTTTCTTTAAAGATGATGGGAATGACTAATGTCGTGTTTAATGTTACTGATCATTATATTACCAGCGGTCAAGGGTGGGAAGGTGTTACCGTATCAGATGACTCAGAAGGGTGTATTTTTCTTGTAAGAGCAGGGAGAAAGGGGTCATCGGCTCCGGCGGATTGGTTTAAAAATAAGGTGACTGGGGGAAATGCGATTGCGTGTGATACTTTAGCACCGTTACCGAGTAAATTGAATTTTGCATTCATAGGCGATCTGTCATTTGAACATGGTGGAAATAAATATTCAGGTACCGATATTGTTATAGCGCAAGGGCATAATGCTAGATCTAGAAATAATTGGTGGCTTGGTGGTAAACATATGTCAGAAATTACAGATCTTCCCTTAGGTATCTATAAACTTCAGGGGCAGCCATTTAAAGAATCTGGTGGTGTTTTACCTGATGCGATAGTGACTTTTGGGGTGAAAACCGGCTGTGTGTCAAATATGTCCATGGGAATTCTGGGGATGTAATTATTATAGTGATTTATGATTTTTAGTAGATTTTTAATAGAATCAATACCGAAGATTGAATTATGAAATCAATCTTCGGTTTAAGTTTTGTTGTGTGTTTTTCATACTAGTTTAGTGAAAATTACAAGCGACAGCAGCTTCCTTTCTTACTACTCCTCAATGACTTTTACCCGCCAGTTCTGGAACCGCTCAAACAAATGCGTGAGCTAAAGTGATTCACTGAGACAACGCTGTTTGATTAATTTATATATTAAATTATGGTTACTCATGAGAATCAATTTGAAAGTGATATTAATGGCTACCGACGAATTCCGTCGGCAGTGCAAAGCCCGAATTCGGGCTTAGGTGATAACCCATTGATATTCAATCAAACGCCAAATTTGGCGTCTGCTTATACTTTGAGTACCTCAAAATCGGGGGCGCAAAAATACCATCAACAGTGTTCGAAGCAAGCACTACCCTGATTATTTCGGGTCAGTTTGACCCCCACGATAAAATCAGTCTGGTGATTTTATGGCTAAAATAGCATATAACCCATTGATATTTAATCAGACCCCGAATTTGGGGTCTGCTTATAATTTTCGCGGCAGTAATACTGACTCACAGAATTTGTACACCTCTTAAAGAGGTGCGCAAAAGAGCTAGCCAGAGACAATGTATTTATTGTGTTTGTCCAGCTTGTAAATCAACCATCACGGAAATCGTGATAGTTGCCACTGGTCATTGCTTCCGTGAACGTGGTACAGATATGGCGCAGTTATTGACAGTTATTTTTCGTATCTGTACCACCTTAATTATTTGATATTTAATTGAAATATTCCAAGTGGTACAGATGGTACAGTTATTTCGTGTTTTTTTCGTTAGAGCGTGATTTTCGAATAATTTTCTAAACCTCCATTGTGGTAATCACAACGCAGAGGCTTGAGTTTACGCCATCCAGCACAAGGTTACTTAATGTAACTCAGTGACTCCGTACGTATTACGTTCGCAATGATTTAACTTGTTGGTTTTTATCATGGTTGAAAAACCAGTTCATCTATAGGTGGTGGAGAATGGCACGAAGACAGAAGAAGAATGCACCCTCGATAGTCGCTACGATCACAGGCAAGATTACCGTTTTCCCCAAGCGTATCAAGTGCCAGACGGGTAAGGTGATGGCAGTCGCTACCATGCAGGCACAGAGCGATAAGCGCAGTGATTACCCGTTGCGTGTTGTGGGCTTTGATGAGATGGCTCTATCGGTGATGTTGTTGCAGAAAGATCAGGTGATCACCGTGACGGGAAAGGCTTCTTACTGGCAGGGCTATCAGTTGGCTGTCAGTTCTATCGCTCAATAGGTTCCGACGAATGGCGTCGCAACCTCTTCACAAGGTTGGTGCGTTTAACGTACTGACCTCTCACTACCGACGAAATTCGTTGTCAGTCATTAGCTCAGGACGTTTAGTGCGCTGACTCTGCTTTATTGATAATGGAATATCAGGTTATCACTGGATATAGTTGAAATTAATGAATAGCGCGGCTTGGATAACGGCTATTGCTATACGTTAGGCTATACCACCGCATTAATCGATAAATAAAATCACTATATAACAACAAATTACATCACCATTTGACATTCCAAATGATTAACCGCCGGTTAGAGTGGATGGCGGCCAGTGCGCTGGCGAGCGGCACGATCACGGTGGCGGGCGATGGCTATGAAACGAAAGTCGTCAACTTCGGGCGTTCTGCTGACCTGACGGTTACCCTGAGTGGCAGTGACAAATGGCCGACAAAGGTGGATGCAGGTAAAACCAATAATCAGCCAACGCAGGATATTGAAGCCTGGTCACAGCGCATTCTGAAGAATTCCGGTGCGGTTCCTACCGATCTGGTCTTTACCACCCAGTCATGGAACGCATTTCGTCTGGATACTACGGTGACCGACAGTGCCATTAAGTATCCGGCATTAAACCCATATGGTAATCAGATTAACCCCGGCACACAGGTGCAGAAAGGTGCCGCCTACAAAGGCCGTTGGGGGCAGTTTGATTTGTGGGTGTACAACGATTGGTTTATCGACCCGGTGGATGGCAAAGAAAAACCGATGTTGCCAGAGGGGACGGTCATTATGTCTGGTGCTGACCTGATGGGAACGCGCGCCTTTGGTGCCATCATTGACCCCGCATTTAACTATGGTCCGATGGCCTATGCGCCGAAATCGTGGTTACAGCAAGATCCCGCGCAGCGTTTCCTGATGATGCAGTCTGCGCCGCTGGTTATCCCTAGCCGAGTCAACGCAGCATTGTGCGCAAGGGTGGTGTGAGATGGCGAAAAAACAGGAAACAGTCACTGATGACCTGGGCGAATTACCGTCCGAATTACAGGTGAACCCCACCGAGAATGTTGACCCGCAAATAACCCAATCTGAGTCAGCCCTGACAAAATTCTCAGGCACACTCCCTGACGAGCCAGAGGATGATGATAAAGAGGAAGACGTGCCTGAATGGGTCGTGCTGAAGGGAAACACCGTCCAGCATGACGGTGTGGCGTACTCTGAAAACTCCGTCATTTATTTGTCTGACGAGGACGCGGAACGCCTGATTCAACTGGGTGTTGTGATGCGGCTGGATGACCTGAAATCGCAGTTATTGTCTGGCAATTCCGTCACCGTTCAGGACGGCGTTAAAATCCAACAGGAGGCCTGATGCCGATTGACTGGGATAAACACCTGCTGGCACCGTTGCATCAACAATTTGCCGAGCGGGTGAACTGGCGGCCTATGCAGGGTGAGCCTTACGACATCATGGGCGTGTTTGACCGCGCTTATATCCAGCAGGTGGAATCGCTCGACGGGGACAGCAGCATTAACACCACAAAACCGTTGCTGGGTGTGCGTGATGCGGTATTCAAATCCCCGCCACAGCAACAAGACCGGCTGTTTGTGTACAGTGTCAATGCTGAATTTGTTGTGAGTGACGTTCAGCCGGACAGTCACGGTGGGACGCATTTGCAACTCAACAGGATTAAACCCAAAAAATGAACGCATCAATCATACGTAATAAGGTAGTTCAGGCGCTTATGGGGAAAACAGACGCGAAATCCCGCGTTTATTCCCCGCGCGACTGGTCAACCCGCGGGGATAATTACCCCTGTATTCTGGTGCAAACCCCGTTTGATCATAAAAAATCATTGGGCCGCAACGTTCCTCAGTTTAATACCACAACGACAGTCAGGGTCACCGGCAGGATAGAGGAATTCGACGGCGACGCTGATGATGGGGCAGAACAGGCGGAACTGGCATTAGAGGTGCTGCGGGAACAAATCGAACGGGCGGTCATCAACAGTTATGAGCTGACGAAAGTCATACAGCAATATGCTGAAATTCGGTCACAAATTGATATCGACGCCAGCGGCGAGGGGCATTTCGCCCAGCTCCTGATGGATATCGACATTGAATACTATCAGGGACCGGAAGATTTTTACCCGATTGAAACGCATCAACTGGATAGCATTGACGTGACCGTCGCGATGCCAGAACACACCCCTGAACCCCATATCCGAATTAATCTGGAGTAATCCTATGTTTGTAAAACCTGTTGCCGGGCGGTTGGTGCGCTGTCCGGTTAAGGGCGAGCCTTTGCCCGAATCCGGTGCCGAGGTGCCGGATACTCTGTTTTGGCATCGCCGGTTAAAAGATGGCGATGTGTGTTTATCGCAACCCGTGACGGAAAATAAACTCGTCAAAAAGGCCGCTCAGGAGGCTGAATAATGGCAATTCCTTTTTCCCGTATTCCCAATAACCTCAGAACGCCGCTGTTTTTCGTCGAGTTCGATAACTCCATGGCAAACAGTGCCATAGCCACCCAGCGTTCACTCATCCTCGGGCAAATGCTGGACAGTGCCGTCGCAACGCCCGATATCCCGATCCGTATTTCCTCAGCAGAACAGGCTGCGTCCCAGTTTGGACACGGCTCATTGCTGCACGGGATGACAGCCGCGTATCTGGCGAATGATCAGGCGGCTGGATGATATCTACCAGACTCTGATGTCACTGCGCTATGCGTTCATCACCAGTGCAGCCCTGAACGGCGCTGAATCCGGCCGACTGGCTCAGTTCAGTTTGCCCGCCGTTCTGCCGTCGCTGAATGTGGCCAACCGGATTTATCAGGATGCAGGCCGCAGTGATGAACTGATTCAGGCGACCAATCCCCGTCATCCGGCCTTTCTGCCCGTCAGATTTAAGGCGTTGCGCAAATGAAAAAAACGGCGAATGAGCTGTCGTTGGTTATCGGTGGCAGGGTGATCCATGGCTGGGACAGTATCCGGGTGACTCGCGGTATTGAACGATTACCCGCTGATTTTGAACTGATGTTGATGGACTATTATCCCGGCAGTCATGAAAAACAGCTCGTCGAGGCCGGGCAACCCTGTCAGGTGTTGTTAGGCGATGACCCGGTTATCACCGGTTATATCGATATCTGGAATTCATCCATCAACAAAAGCACCCACCAGATAAGGGTAACGGGTCGCAGCAAGTGTCAGGATTTAGTGGACTGCTCGGCGAAATGGCCGCAAAACGTCATTTCGTCGGCAACGGCATTGCAGATTGCCCAGAAACTGGCGCAGTGGTACGGGATAGCGGTAACGTCGGATGTGACCGATATGCCTCTTGTACCGCAGTTTACCCTGAACTGGGGGGAATCCTCCCAGGAGGTGATTGACCGCATCACCCGCTGGTCGGCGCTGTTGTATTACGACACCCCTGACGGCAATCTATTTCTGACCCGGGTGGGTGACACGGTGGCGGCCAGTGGTGTAGAGCAGGGGAAAAACATTGAACTTGCGGACTACCAGTCTTCCATGAATGAACGGTTTTCGGAGTACAGCGGCCTGTCTATGAATGTCAGTGGCCTGAGTGAACTGTCGAACGGGCAGAGCTATAAGGTGGTTGAGATTGCAACTGCAAAAGACCCTGAAGCGGAAAAGATGCGCTATCGCAATTATGTCACCATTATCGAAAGCACACTGCATACATGGGGAAAGCAGCAGGATTCGATTAATTGGGAAATGAACCGTCGCTACGGGCGCTCTAAAGTGCTCAAGGTGTTGGTAGATAGCTGGCGGGATGTCGGCGGGACGCTGTGGACACCCAATACCCTGATACCGATCCATTTACCCGTGTTCGGACTGGCGTCTGAGCAGTGGCTATTGTCAGAAGTGTCCTATGTCCGCAACAAAGATGACGGAACCCGGGCCGAGTTAACCCTGATGCCGCCTGCGGCGTTTACCGTTCAGCCGTATGAGTTCTACGAGACAATTATGGAGACACGTCATTATGGACGTTAAAAATTTATACCGCCGCGCCATGATGATGTTGGGTCTGGGACGGGTTACCACCTGTAATGATAACGGCGTCATCCAGCAGGTGCAGTATCAAACGGCAATGGAAGTCCGCGATAACACAAAGCGGCTGGCCGAGTTTGGTTTTTCATCCGGGTTGCCCGCCGGAACCGATGTTGTCCTCGCATTTTTAGGGGGGGACCGCTCGAATGCGGTGGTGATTGGCAGCAATCATCAACAACACCGGCACCGGGGATTAAATCCCGGTGAAGTGGTGGTGTATAACCAGTGGGGACTGCATATCCTGCTGACCGAATCGGGGATCACCGTCGAGGCACAGGGGCAACCGGTCACGGTCAATAACGCATCTGAAGCGACCGTTAATGCATCAACAAAGGTGTTGCTGAATACGCCGGTATTAGAGGTCAAGGGCGATGTTATTGATAACTGTAACAGCAACAAAACTACCATGAAACAGCTCCGTGATACCTATAACGAACATACTCATCCGGTGCCGGGCGTGAGGTCAGGGGATTCGACCGTGACCAGCCAAACGACAGGAGCGACGGTACCTCAGCGTGGGATGTCAAAAATATCCATGCCGATTGGCTGGTTGGCCACGGTGATTTAGTCACCGGTAACGACCTGCAAACCGCGATTATTATCAGTTTGTTTACTGACCGGCAGGCGCGGGCGGATGATGACATTGACGGCACTGATCGCCGGGGATGGTGGGGCGATAACGGCGCTGATTATCCGATAGGTTCCCGTTTATGGTTGCTGCATCGACAGAAGCTCACCACTGCCGTCGCACTGGCGGCGGAGGATTACGCGCGTGAGGCGCTGCAATAGATGTTGGATGATGGTGTTGCGGAGTCCATCGATATTCGGACTCAGATTGTCTGGCCAAATCGTCTGAATATGATAATTCGTTACCAGCGTCCCGGCCGTGATGATGAGGGCGTTCGGTTTTTCTGGGTATGGGAGAGGGACAATGCCGTTTAAACGAAAAACGCTGACGGAACTCCGGGAGCAAAACCGCAGTTATTTGCAGTCAGAATTACAGGAAACAGGTCCATTATTACGGTTTTCCAATATGGGGGTATTGGCCGATATGGATGCGGGGATGGCACATCTGCATTATGGCTATTTGAATTATATCGCGAAACAAACCACGCCATTCACTGCAACCGATGAATGGTTGTCAGGTTGGGCCGCATTGAAAAAGATATTCCAAAAACCGGCGACGGCAGCACGTTGTGAGGACTATCAATTTACCGGGGCGGACGGGCTGATTATTCCTGCCGGTACGATACTCAACCGGGGCGATGGTTACCAGTATAAAACGGTCAATGAAACCCGGATTCATCATGGGCAGGGACAGGCTGTTCTCATCGCGCTATTGCCCGATGTTACCGACGATAATTCAGGCGGGGGTGCGGCGGGTAATGCGCCTGCCGGTACGGTCTTAATGCTGGACCAGAGTAGGGCCGGGGTGGATGTTGAGGGCACGGCAATTTCACCGATAGCGGGCGGCGCAAATATCGAGAGTGAGGCCGATTTTCGTTCCAGAATGCTGTTGGCCTATCAGGGATCACCTCAAGGGGGGTCGGATGATGACTATAAACAGTGGGCACTCGCCGTCCCCGGGGTTACCCGTGTCTGGGTCAAACCCCGAGCAGCAGGGGCGGGCACGGTGGGCGTGTATATTATGTGTGACAATAATGGGCGTGACGGTTTCCCCATGGGTACCGACGGTGTCTCATCACATGAACCCTATGCTGTTCATGCCTCCGGGGATCAGTTGCGTGTTGCTGATTATATTTACCCGTTACGGCCGGTGACAGCACTAATCTGGGTATTGTCGCCGATAAAACGACCCGTTGATTTCACGATTAACGGCCTCGCTCAGGTGGGCACTGACATCACCAACCGCATCGCCACCGCGATTGATACGGTGTTGTTTGAGAGCGGAAACCCGGACGGAACGGGGAAAATATTGATATCCGATCTGCAGTATGCGATTGCGGATGTGCCGGGCACGGCCGGTTTTGTTATCACGTCACCGACAAAAAATATGGAGTTGTCTGTCGGGCATTTGCCTGTGCGGGGTGAGGTCAAATACACATGAAACAATACAGCGTCAGTGAATACACCTCAGCACTCAACGGATTACTGCCAACGGGTATGGCCTGGACGCGAAATCTCCATTCAGTGATGAGTGCCACCATGAGGGCTATCGCGCACAGTTATCACCGCAGTGATCAGGATGCGCATTTGTTGCTGGAGGGCAGTTTCCCGGCAACCGCCACCATTATGTTATCAGAATGGGAAAAATCACTGGGATTACCTGATGAGTGTGCCATGGGGGAAATTGACAGTATTTCATTACGGCAAAAATCGGTGGTATCTAAATTATTACGAACAGGGGGCCAGTCAAAGTCCTATTTTATCAGTTTGGCGACTGAACTCGGGTTTAAAATTACCATTACGGAATTCAGGCAGGCCAGAGCGGGTCTGTCTGTGTGTGGTGATGCCCTGAACGGGGAGGACTGGCCCTTTGTCTGGCGGATTAATTCCCCGACAGCCACCATTAATTACGCGGTGGCGGGCGGAAGTTATTGTGGTGACCCGTTGCGGTCATGGGGAAATAAAAAACTGGAATGCCCATTTCAGAAAATCAGTCCGTCTCACACTATTCTGCAATTCGGTTATAACCCGTAATCAGTCATTAATTTTAATTTTATTATCACTTTCATTGAGTGAGGATTATTTATGCAAAAAATCGGTGATATTACAAATACCGCTGATGGCAATGGTGAGTATACAAACGGCAATGTCGCTGCGGGTGTAACACCAACACTATTAGATGCTGCGTGGTTTAATACAATCCAGCGAGAAATGATAAACGTAATATCCAAAGCGGGGATCGAGTTAAATAAAAATAATGATGCTCAATTATCAGAGGCAATATCTCAATTAATAGCCAAGAGTAAAATGACCCTGACAGATAGTTTAGGGAAATCGAGTGAATTAGCTGCCAGTCAAAAATTAACTAATCAGGTTAATGACAACGCCAACGCCCGATTAGCAAAGAACCAGAACGGGGCGGATATCGAGAATAAACAGCGTTTTGTTTACAATCTGGGGCTGACCGATACGGTAGACCTTGCCGTCAGTGCCATACCGAAATCCGCCATTACTCAACACTCCGGGATATCTCAGGATGAGGTGATGAGTCAGTATATTACTTCACAATTAATAAGTGAACGTATCAGGAAAGTGGATGCTGAATTATTAGCTGTGCCTATCGGGGGCATCTTGATGTGGTGCAGTCCGGTGTCCTATCCCGATAATTTCCTGTCAATGGCAGGGGGATGGATTGACCGCGAAAAATACCCTGAATTACTCAAACACTACCCGTCCGGACGATTACCCGACTGGCGGGGTTACGTGCCTCGTGGCTGGGATAATGATCGCGGGGTAGATTCGGGCAGTGGCAGGCAATTAGGCTCGTTTCAGGAAGATGCTATCCGGGATATCACCGGAGTGATTAGGACCGGCAGCCGTAAAACAGATGGGATTTACGACAATACCACCGGGGCGTTTTCAACGAGCGGCACGGGCGGCAAAATTGCGGTTTATGGTGAATCAGACCGTCCCAATGCCTATACCTATGAGGACAGGGAATTTCGGGCATCGCATGTCGTCCCGACCGCAACTGAAAACCGCATGAAAAACGTGGCCGTGATATTTTTAATCAGGGGGAGATAATGAACCAACCCACAATACCCCCCGTACAATTTGATGAAAAGGGTTTTGCCTTGTCTTATGGCTGGGCGCAGGTTTACCGTGCCAACACGGTAACCCGGGAATACGTCGGTGCAAGAGTGGAGCGTACGTCGGAAGGACTCAGTTTGTCTGCGGGGGCATATCTGGATGAACCGACTTTACCTCCGTTACCGGATATGACAATTTTCCGAACCGTTGACGATAAATCCTGGGAATATGTCCCTGATTACTGCGGTAAAATGGCGTATCGCACCCAAACCCGTCAACCGGTAGAAATCACTGAAATTGGTGACATAGCCGTCGGACTCACCTTTTTAGCCCCACAGACCCCGTTCGATAACTGGGACGGTAAACAGTGGGTAACCGATGTTCAGAAAGTACAGCAGTTACGGGTTCAGGATGCCGAACAACAAAAACGGCAATTCCTGTGGACAGCCAGAGAGAAAATTGATATCTGGCAGGACGCGGTTGATTTAGGTATCGCTACCGATGCCGAGAAAGCCGCTTTGCTTGCATGGAAGAAATACCGGGTGCTGCTCAACCGGGTGGATTGCACTACTGCACCGGATATCGCATGGCCGGAACAGCCGAAGTGATAATAGGGGCTGAGTGCCCCTGATTTTATTTCGCTGGGGTTATGTCAGTTAATGCATAAGCATAAACTTTCCCTTTAACCACCCCTTTGGGAGCTTCTGGAAAATTCGCCATATTTGATAGGTTATGGATCGTTGCATAACCTGACGCAAAAGCATTTAAAATGATCCCTTGGGCAAAAGGCCCTATTGATATGTAGATATCATAGTTATCACCGGATGTATTGATAGTTGCCAAATCAGTAGGTGCACTGCTATTGATTGTGTACATCACCGCATTGATTCCGTGAGGATAGTTATTCCCTGTTCTTAAGACTATATTGGCGATAGTGCATTGCTCAAAATGACCAACATTGTATCCAGAACCACCAATTAGATTAATATTAATGGTGCTTGGAGAGGCCATCGTCACCTCAGCAATTTTTACCCAAGCTGCTTTTTGAACCGTTAGGTCATAGATATATTGCTTACCTTGAATGGAATTTTTTGCCAATTCTACGGTTTTCTCTAAACCAAGATTGCTTACAAACGTATCCTTATCAGAAATATCCGCTCCATTTTGATTTTTAGCTAACCTACTTTCGGCGTTAGTATTTGCATTGACAGCATTCTGATTTGCGGTGATTGCCAATGCTTTAACTTCGCTGATATTAGAATCAGTCTCTGTTTTAGTGTAGGCTCCAACATCCCCCGCACTAAGGCTAATATCAGCAGACAGTGCCTTGCCATTAACTTTACGTCCGACTGGAACGCGGGCATTGGCATTATTGTTCGCGGCATTCGCCAAATCATGTGCAGCCTTCACTGCTTTTGGTGTTGCCGCCATAGTTTCGCTATCACTACCGACATCATTACTCAGGACAACAAATCCTTTATCTTGCAATGTTGCATCTGGATGGTTGCGGCTCTGGGCATGTTCTTCTATCGCGCTTTTAACATATTCACGAGTTGGCACAACTACAACGTTGTCTTCTAATGCTTTTGATTCAGGTTTTTTATCTTGCATATTTATTCCCTCAGTTCATCAACAATACAGATTGCTAAGATTGCTAAATAACATGAAGGCGGTGGGATACTGCTCCGCCAGTGAACATCAATAAAATCGGTTCATCAATATTGGAGAGTACGGCTTGATTAACTGTAATGGGTGAGTGGCATATTTTGATGGCAGGATGACATAAAATGACAGGTGGGGAATTAATAAAATCTATTCCTCTACTGATAAAATTTAGCATGATAAAAGCGAGATTTCCTGTATTTAACCTCTTAGTTTTCTTAATTTCTGGCTTTATGTATAAAATTAATAAAATCAATATGTTATATAAATGGAATTTGAAGGCTCGTTAAGGTGGTAATTCATGGAGAAGCGTTAAAAAAATAGAGAGCTAAAAACAGGAGGGAAGTTTCTTTTTCCAGTAATACACTGAAAGTAAGTTAATTTATTATTTTTGCCCAGTACCTTTAATATGACAGCTTAGATTCAAGCCCTCCCTGTAGTGATCCCCACATGTTAAAGGGCAGAAAGCAGCCCTTTGATGATTATCTTTCCTTTTTATTCTCACCTTGAAACCGCTCCCAATTTTTCTTATCTAATAAGTATAAAATCAATTTTTATGTACCACATTATGTACGCTTTTAGCGTGTACATGGTTGCGTACATATATTTTATTTTATATGAAAAATTAAATGTAATTCATTGTTTTTATTTATTTATTATTTTTTGTCATGAGTATTACATTTAATGCCAATTGTCGCACGAAATTATGCTTTGCAAATAAACGATTATTAGTTTTTGGTATATAGAACCAAGAATTTTAATAAATGTAGTGATTTATACAAACTGAAGTATCGTTTACATTGAAAGGTCATTTTGTTTCTCTGACAATATGTTTTCTTACGCAATGATGACAATTCATTAATACTATTTTCATGATGTTACTATTTTTCATTTTATTGATAGGTTTTACTGATGGTAGTAATAAACGCAATCTAATCGTTAAATAGATTTCAACAAGTAATAATCGGCAATATCTCATCTTCAAAGAAGGAAACATTATGCATATTGGTGTACCAAAAGAGCGCCTTCTCAATGAAGCTCGCGTTGCTGCCACTCCATCAACCGTGGAGCAATTGTGTAAATTAGGATTCCACATCACAGTTGAGACAGAAGCAGGGCAACTTGCCAGCTTTGGCGATGTTGCTTATCAAAAAGCAGGAGCTGATATTGTAGAGCATCATCAAGTTTGGCAAGCAGATATCATTCTTAAAGTTAATGCCCCTAAAGACAATGAAATAGCCTTGATGAAAGAAGGTGCTACGCTAGTTAGTTTTATCTGGCCAGCGCAAAACCCAGAATTACTGGCAAAGTTGTCAGAGCGTAAGATAACGGTTATGGCAATGGATTCAGTACCACGAATTTCCCGTGCCCAATCTCTCGATGCGCTCAGTTCTATGGCAAACATTGCAGGCTACCGAGCCATTATTGAAGCAGCCCATGAATTCGGACGTTTTTTCACAGGACAAATTACAGCCGCAGGTAAAGTACCACCAGCTAAGGTCATGATCATCGGAGCAGGGGTTGCAGGGTTAGCAGCGATTGGGGCTGCGGGTAGCCTTGGTGCCATTGTCCGTGCTTTTGATACACGCCCAGAAGTGAAAGAACAAGTGCAAAGTATGGGGGCCGAATTTCTGGAATTAAATTTCAAAGAAGATGCTGGTAGTGGTGATGGTTATGCAAAAGTGATGTCGGAAGCTTTTATCAAAGCAGAGATGGAATTGTTTGCTGCACAAGCAAAAGAAGTCGATATTATCGTCACAACTGCATTGATTCCAGGTAAACCTGCGCCATGCCTTATCACTAAAGAAATGGTTGATACCATGAAGTCGGGTAGCGTAATTGTTGACCTGGCTGCCCAAAATGGGGGTAATTGCGAATACACCGAGGCCGATAAACTTGTTGTGACACCAAATGGAGTCAAAGTTATCGGTTACACCGATTTGCCTAGCCGACTACCTACTCAATCATCGCAACTCTATGGAACAAATCTGGTCAATTTTCTGAAATTACTATGTAAAGAGAAAAATGGTGAAATCACCATTAATTTTGATGATGTCGTTGTACGTGGTGTCACTGTTATTAAAAACGGAGAAATTACATGGCCCGCGCCACCAATCCAGGTTTCTGCTCAACCGATAGCTAAACCTGAATCGGAGAAAAAAGACAATAAGCCAGCAGAAAAATCGCAATCTCCGTGGCTGAAATATGGGTTATTCGCATTAGCAATAATTCTATATGGCTGTCTAGCGCGTGTCGCTCCGAAAGAGTTTTTATCCCATTTTACCGTCTTTGTTCTGTCTTGTGTTGTAGGTTACTACGTTGTTTGGAATGTTACTCATTCATTGCATACACCACTTATGTCTGTCACCAACGCTATTTCCGGGATTATTATCGTTGGCGCAGTATTACAACTTGGTGAAGGAGGATGGGTGAGTTTCTTCTCATTCATTGCAGTATTAATTGCCAGCATCAATATCTTTGGTGGCTTTACTGTCACACATCGAATGCTGAAAATGTTTCGTAAAGGATAA